GTTTAGCGTTTCTGCTGCTGATTTTTGTGAAGAGTGTGAAGCGTTGGATGGAACAAAATTTCCAGTTAGTGAAGCTGCTGGAATAATTCCTGTGCATCCGAGATGTCATTGTGCAATGCTGCCTGTTATAAATGATAAAGTGATTTCTGAACAATTGAAAAAACCTCCTAAAAGATTATCCAAAGCAAAAGGAGTATCATAATGCGAATCGAAGAAATAACGAAACGAAGTCTCTTAGATGCAAATGATTTAGAGTTGAAACAGCTCAAGTATAAATTTGCAAAGTTTTGGGACAGACACTTCAAATCAAACAACAATGATTTTGTTGGCAGCTTCAGCCGTGTTAATTTCATTGCTAAGTATCGAATGGTCTTGAAAGAAATGGATTCTGAGAAACGAAGTCTATCACACAGCACTTGCGATATAGACAGGCAGGCTTTCAAACAAACTATGCAAGTGAAAAAGGATGGAATTGACATATGTCATTTTAATAAGCATACTCTGCAAGATAATTATATTCTTTTAGATGTTGATTTTGCTAAAGCGACTGAAATAAAAGTAATAATACAAGATAATGAACCTGACCAGCTTTTAGAGGATGATATAATTAAGATGTTTGGTAAGCAATTTGATAAACCTTGTATTATTGTTTATGAAAGGGATTTTGAAGGAGATTGTATACCATTATTCCATCAAGTTTTGTTGCCAGTGACTAAAATAGAAAAAACAGAAATTAAAAATGATGGTAAGGAATTTGATAGTATTCTTAAACTTCTCCCAGTTGAAAAGGGTGGTGATGAGCATATCGTCTATGGCATCGTATATGAACCAGATACAGAAGATGCTCAAGGTGATAAAGCAAATGCAGAAGAAATCAAAAAAGCTGCTTACGATTTTATGGAGAACGTGCAGAATTTCAAAGTAATGCACAAAGGTAAGAATGTCAAAGTAAAGATACTTGAAAACTATATAGCTCCAGTTGATTTCACAATTGAGAAACGAACTGTCAAGAAAGGTTCATGGGTGTTAGTCACGAGAATCCTTGACAAAAAATTGTGGAAAGAGATAAAAGCTGGAAAGCTTACAGGATACTCAATGGCTGGATACGCAAAGGTTGATTAAAGGAGAAAAGCGTATGGCAAAAAATCTGAAAGACATAAAGATAAAAGAAGTTTCGCTTGTTGATTTGCCTGCGAACAAATTATCGTTTCTGTTTTTCAAACGGGACGGTGCAAAGGAAAGTCAATTCGTAAAAGCGAAAAAGAAAATCAAAATCGAAATAGAGAGCAACGGAACGGTAGGTGGAACCAGCATAGCAGTCAACGGAGAAAAGTTGACTGACTTAAGGAATTTTGATTTCAGTTTTTATGGAAATGACCCGAAGTCAACAATCCATGCTTCTTATTCCAAAGAGACTGGCGACAAAGACGGTTTCAGCCGTACCGAAACTTACTTTTTAAGCAAAGGAGATATTATGCAGAAAGAGACATTAAAAGCCCTTCAAGAATATCTGGGCAAAGATGACATCGACATTAAGAAAAAAGTCGGCGAGGAAGAAATCGAAAAAGCGATTACTCTCATTAGTAAGCACTACAAAGAGAGCTTCCCCGAAGACTTAGTAAATGCAGTTGGTGTCATCGCAAAGCGTGCTGCAAACAGTTTTGCAGTGAAAGACGACAAGGATGTTGAAAAAGCTGGTGCAAAGTTCTCAAAAGATGTCATCAAGAAAATAAATGCGATTATCGAAGCTCTGAAGGGACTCATTCCTAATGAACCCACAGAGACAAAGAAATCGACTGATGATGATGATAAATCAGAACTTACGAAACAAATAACAGAGTTGACAGAAGCTGTTGCGAAACTCGACCCGGATAAGAAAGATGAAAAGAAGTCGGATATCACTGAGCTTAAAAAACAGCTTGCAGAAGTTTCGGAAAGTGTCAAGGCTATGGAAAAAGACGGTGCTATGAAAAAGAGCATCACTGGTGATGACACTGACAATGATGATGGTCCTAAGGGAGCAGGGGAAGATGGCAAAGTCCTCTGGAAAAGTTTACAGCAAAAGAAAGACTAACAAAGATTGAAACTAGAGAATACGTGTAAGTATTGTTAAACGATTAAAAGGAGTACATACAATGAAGACAAATAAACAAATGCTTTCAAAGAGCGAACAGATTCAAGAGCTTCAGAAGATGATAAGTCTTCCTTTGATTACTCTTGAAGCTGAGGAAGCTGACCGTTTCATTGATTACATAGTCGATGAATCGGTTATGAAAAACTCTGCTCGTATAATCAAAATGCAGAAAGAGACAAAGAACATCAGAGCACTTGGTTTGGGTGACTCTCGATTCCTGTATCCGGGTTCGACATTCACATCCGCAGACTATACGAAGCAGCACACTGACCATAAGATTGCATTGACCAGTGCGAAACTGCGTGGCTGCGTTGTCATCTATGATGATGATTTAGAAGATAACATCGAAGCTGATGCTTTCGCTGACCATATAATGCGAATGGTTGCAGGTAAAATTGCAAACGAGCTTGACGAGATATTCTGGATTGGTGACAAAATTGGTCTTGGCAATTTTGCATCTACCGATGCACGAAGTCTGTTTGCTGGCTGGCGATACAGAGTCAAATACAGTCAAGCTGCAAGTGGTTATCTCAGTGGTCATTACAATGTCGTCTCTGGCGGAAGCACACTAATGACAGCGATTGCAGAAACGCTTTACGTTGTTGGTACAGGTGCGAAAGTCCAAGGTAATATTGTGCGTCCTACTGCTGCGAATGCAACTGGTTTTGTTTATATTATGACCAACACATCTGGAAATCAAGCTGGTGGTGTCGAACCCACATGGCCGACCGTTCTTGGAGGAGTAGTTACTGACGGTACAGTCACTTGGAGATGCCACGCTCACAGTTATGTAATTGCAGGGAAAATCGCTGAGCAGAATACATCAACACCGTACAACTGGGAATTCAAATATGGCAAGATGCTGAAGAAACTTCCGTCTAAATATAAAAAGGCGGGACTTGCTAATTTGAGATTATTCCAGTCTGACCAGCTTGTGCAAGATTATATTGATGCTCTTGCTGCACGTTCAACGATTCTCGGTGACAAAGCTATTCTTGGACAAGGCCCATTATCTTACGGTCAAGTACCGATTGTGCCGTGTCCGAATATGGCAATGACTATGTCCGCAGCCGACAGGCTCGGTGCCGGACAATATGGTGATACGCTGCTGACTCCTAAGGGTAATCTGATTATTGGTATTCAGCGGAACATCAAAATCGAATCACAAAGAGTTGCTGCTGACGAAGCAACTTACTGGTTCTACAGCATGAGAGCTGACAATGCTATCGAGAACGTCAACGCATGTGTATTGCTTGAAAAGCTCGTCACAGCTTAATCGAAGTATTGCATTGGAATCGAAAGAGAGAAGTTTATTATAGAAAGGGATTACAAATGAAAAGATTTGCGATTCGCAACTATGGCCCATCACGGCAAGTACCTTACAAAGGCCAGCAAATTTGCTTGAGCAATGACGCATGTATCGAGACTGATGATGCTGAAGAAGCTGCTGTTTTGAAAGCAGCAGGACAAGTTTATGTGACAGACTGTGGTGCTGTAGTTGCAATACCTGAAACTCCAAAAGATGAAAAGCGAAAAGTTACTGCTGATGATGTTGAAGCTGTTCATGCTGAGAATCATCCAGAAGATGAGGTTCAGCAAGAAACGGGTGGGGAACAACCCACGACTCCAGATGCAAAAGCAGACAAAGATGAAATCGCTTATTCAGATATGACAGTCAAAGAGCTTCAAGTGCTTGCAAAAGATAGGCAGATAAAAACTTCCGGTCTGAAAAAGGCAGAGTTGATTAAAACTCTCGAAGCTTACGACACGGAAGGATAACAAGTCTATCTGAAAATTTGTTAAATAAAATTATTGACTTAGAATAAAAGGAGATAAAAAATGACAGTTAGAAATTTATCTACGTTAGACCGTACGGTTTTCCAGCCGCTCGGTCGAATCCTTCAGGAGGCATTCGCCGATGGGTTCATCTCGACAGGCACAATAGCGATTACAAAGGACTTCACAGGCTCTGGAGTTTACAATCGTGCTTTGTATATGATTGGCAGGCTTTCTGCTACTGGTGCTGCTCTCAATGGTATGTTCAAATTTAGAACGTATGTTGAGGGTATAGCGGTAAGTTTAGTGCAAGTCGTTTGTGGCAATTTGCATGTCAAGGATGCTGGTGTGTTGAGATATGGTAGTGGTGAATACAATTCCGCGTTTTATGCAACTATTGAAACTGAGACATCAGTGACACCGGGTTCTGCTCTTAATGCAAATGTATGTGCATACCAAGCGTGTTATTACTTTGATGAAACTACTGGTGCCCCGGCAAATGCCTATGTTCTTGGTGTGCCCAATGGAACGCCTCATCAATGGGATGGCTTATTGTTAGCACAAAGCAAAGCTGCTCTTGCTATCCAAGCTAATGCAGTTAGTGGAACGAAAACTTGGAATGGAAGTGACATATCCATCCCAATCAAAATCGGTAATACCACTTATTACATTTATGCGAGTGATAGTAAATAATGACTCGCATAACAGTATTAAAAGGCTTTGGGAGTGTGCCTTGAAACACTCCCAAATATTAATTTTTTAGAAGAGAGCAAGGAGAACAAAAAATGAAAGTAAAACTAACAGTAAAACAAAGAATTAATTTGCAGAGTATTCTGCCAGCACAGGGAGATTTCTTGACAGTCAAGATGGTTCGGGTACTAAGAGAATCGTTAAGTTTCACTCAAAAGGAACACGAATCATTGAAACTCGTCCATCATCCAAATGGTTCGGTCGAGTGGGATGATAAAGCGGATAAGAAATGCATCAAAGAATTTGAAATTCCCGAAACAATTATCTCTATTATCAAAGAGACTCTGGAGAAACTGAACGCTTCAAAGCAAATCACGGAAGCTCATCTTGATTTTTATGAGATGTTTATGGAGCTTCCAATTCCAAAAAAGTAAACTGATAGGAGATTGAAAAATGTTAGGAATAGACACACAGAAATCCTATGAAACTGGTGCGGGAGCAATGAGTGTGACTTTTACTCCCGGCAAAGATTTTACATTTGAAGAAGTACGTCTGCATCTTAGTGCTGCTTCTGCAACTGCTGAAAATTTTGTTGTCACACTCGTATCTGGTAAAGGTGCTGTGTACAATATCAAGCTGTATTCTCAAGATATGGATACTGTGCAAGACCTTGTATATCAACCAGAGAAGAAACATGATTTTGATGAAGGAGACAGTCTCACATTTACTTGGACAAATACAAATGCGAGAACTTGGGGACTGGAGATTGCCTATACAGCGTCACTATAATATCTGAAATTGTAGATGGACAAATTCCCGAAAATAATAAATCAATAATGCAAAGCTTAATTACAATTAATGAACATTTAGTGGATTTATTGGACAAACATGATGATATGTTAGATAAGTTGAGCGACATTAAAGAGGAATTGTCAAAAGACAAGAAAAAGAAAAAGAAAAAGGGAAATTGATTATGGCAGCTTCTGGAAATTACATAGTTGAATCAGATGTTGATAATTGGCCAATAGTTTCAGTTGAGGAAGATTTTGCAACAAGTAAAGTAGATATTGTCAATGACCAGATTACATTAGTCACTAACGATGTTCCAACTTGTACTGAAATCAGATTTAGCTCGACTGGTGCTGTTCCCGCTCCGCTTGTGACTGGTACTATATATTATGGCATTTATGTTAGTCCCAAAGTTTTTCAAGTTGCAGAAACTCCGGTTCTTGCTGCTGCTGGTACAGAAATTGTTTTAACTGATGTAGGTTCTGGCACACACACGCTCGATATAGGAAGTGGTGCAAGTGAAGCCGAGAGGCAAGAAATTATTGACAGAGCTGAACAGCTCATCGAAAATATTACTCACGATTATTTCTATGCTAAAGCTTTTGCAGTTTATCGTGATGGGAATGGAAAGGATAAATTATTCCTCAAATTCATTCCGTATGTTCTCAGTGTGTCTGAAATAAAGCTTTTTGGTATTGTATTGGGAACTGGTTGGTACACTTTCAATATTGATTCTGTGTATCTTGACCCAGAAGCGGTGACTGGTGATGAATATCCTGAATTGCTCTTCAGATTGAGATACGAAACAAATCTGTTCCCGAAAGGAATGGGCAATGTCAAAATCACTGGCACTTATGGTTGGGCATCTTGTCCTGTTGCAATCAAACGAGCAGCTATAATGCTTTGTCGTTATGAAAACGATGAGACATTATATACTGTTCATAGTGGTGATATAAAATCCGAAAAGTTGGGAGATTATTCATATACATTATTTGACAATGTAAGTGCCTCAGGTTTCACCGGGATTGATGCTGTTGATAAGCTTCTCAAAAACTATATTCGGAAGCGTCCGATGATGGGAATAGCATGAGCCTTCAAAGTTTGTACAATATAAAAGTAAATATAATCAGAATCACTAAGACTGCTGGAGCACTTGGTGGCTTTACAAAAACAGAAGTTGTTCTGCATCTCAATCTACCTTGCAGAATCAATTGGAAGAAAGGACATGAAAAAATATTCACTGATAAGAATACCTACTTCAGAGATGCAAGATTGTATTGTGATATAGTTGATGTGACTGAAAAAGACAAAGTACAGTACAATGGTACACTTTATGATATAGTCGATGTTGGTAATGTTGATGAAGATGACAGACTTTTAATGTTAGATTTGAAGCTGATACAATGAGCAGAAACCCATTAAAATACGCGATAATTAGTAATTATACGCGAATCGCGTATAAATCGATTGTGGAGCGAGCCAGACGGCGTAAAAACGATGTGTTAGCGTCTATCTAACGTCTAAGAAAGCGTTGGATGTAGCATGAGCAAGAAAGACGAGAAAAAACTTGAAAGTTTAACAGACCGATTGGTCAAACTAATGGATAAAATATACAAAGCACAAAAGTCATTGACTCGATTGGAAAACGAATCAGATGCGTTGTTA